GAATTATGCAAGCATACGCCGAAGGATTTAACATCTTGCACGAAGCTAACGCCGGGGCAGCATACGTTGCTGAGGGTGACGCCGAAGTTGCTCCAATGGATAATCCGGAAGACTATCAGTATGATATTGACTGCGCTGAGGTGGCTGAGCTTTGGCGTCGTGGTAGCGTGGTTGGTTCTTGGTTACTCGATCTTACCGCTACTGTATTACGCCGCGATAGAGAGCTTAGCAAATTCGATGGGGGAGTATCAGACTCTGGTGAGGGCCGTTGGACTGTTCACGCTGCTGTGGATCTTGGCGTACCCGCTCCTGTTATCAGTAGCGCGCTCTATTCACGCTTTGAGTCTCGCCGTTTGGGCGCTTTCGCAGCCAAGGTTCTAAATGGAATGCGAGCTATGTTTGGAGGGCACGACGTTAGGTAATGTCTAAAAAATCTGAGGAGGAAAGAAAAAAGAGAGTAGAGGAGGTATCAAAGCATCTTCACCCACACGACGATGAGCCTGATCCTACCGCTAACATGGGGAATTACAATTTTCCTCAAATGCTTTTTGCTTTTTGCATCGGATTTTGTACTATGTTCGTTTTATTTGTTGACGAACTAAATGATTTTAAAGGTTGTCCGTTACCAAGTTATTTTCAAGATGAGGTAAAGAAATGAACCCAGCAATTTTATTTGCATGTTTTCTTCCATTGATTATTTTGTTTATAGTCATGAAACTCGCGGTTTGGGTGGAAGCCGTAAATTTAGAAAAAAATTATGTCAGAAAAGAACCTTTACGACAACGAGGACCCTATTTGGCGGATGCATATGCAGATGTTGACAAAGAAGAAGAGGAATATGGAGATCGCACAGACTATAGATGAAGTACTTTTCAGGTACTATTCTGATAAAGGTGAACCTGTTCCCAACTGGAAGGTTCGCAAAGACCCAAATTGGTGGTTAGAATAT